CAGCAAACTGCGCGTTCGCGGTGAGGCTAGCAAGCGGAACGGCACCAGAGGAACCGATCACAGTCACGCCAGTTGAAAGAGCAGCGTTCGTTGCGCCAAGGATCTCGAACGTCAGCGAGGTCAGGGTGTTGTATGCCGCAACGCACGTAAAAATCATAAACAGATCCGAACCTTCGCCAATGTCACGGGCAACCGACAGGTCAATCGTGTCGGTCGAAAGGACGGGCGTACCGGAAACAGGAAGCGCCGCCTGTCCGGTAACGACACCGGACGCGGGGACACTTCCAGACACAACGAGGAGATTGTCAAGAATCATGGTTAGTTCCTTCTTTCGTATTGATGGGAGCTATCAGCTCACGACGGCTTCGGTGTTGACGATGGCATCGACCCGACGCAGCGGGACGCCTTGGAACGACAGGTACGCAGCCGGAGTACCGAACTGCGACAGACCCTCGTTGACCTTGAGCACGTACTGGCTCTTGTCGAGCGCAGCAATGGCCAGACCCGAGTGAACAGTGCGGTTCATGTAGAACGCCGCACGACCCATCGACATGTTGGGCAGGCGGTACAGGGCGCGGCTCATCAGCTTGATGAGAGCGGTAGCAGCAGTAGAGGCCTGCGTGGTGGTCTGCGCCATCAGGTCAGTCGTGTTGATGTTGCAGATGCGCACGACGTAGCGCCAGTCCTTGACCACCAGACCGTTCTTCCACTGGTAGCGGGTCGCATACGCCTGAAGACGGCTGCCATCGCTGTTGTAGACGGTCTGTTCGCCGAGGTCTTCGTGCATGAGGCCCGCGCTGCTGCCCTTAGGGAACGGGCAGTAGACGGTGTTGTCGCCCCACACAACGAGGTACACCGAGGTGTTCGCAGTGGCATCCGAACCGCCAGCGTTCAGAATGTTCTGCGAGTTGTTCGGCGAGCTGGCGCCGATGTCCGAGTAACGCGGAGCGAGGCCGAGGAACTGCTTCGGATCGGTGGCAGGGTTGCCGTAGAACATGGTGGTCGCCATGGTCTGGTTCATGGCCTCAAGGAAGGCCACGTCTTCCGACAGGCGGAACTGAGCGGTGTTGCCGTTCAGCATCGCCAGATCCTTGTCCACTTCGCTGCGAGCTTCCAGCATGCCGCAGGCTTCGTCAACCTGAGCCGTGGTGCTCTTGCTGTTGGGGATGCCTTGGTTCAGCGCACGCCAGTAGACGGTAGGCAGACCAGTGCGGATCACGACGCGGTCGCCGGTGGGCAGGTTGCCCTCCTTGAAGACGCAGTCCTCGAGGATTTCGTTCGACTGCGAGAGGAGTTCCGCGATGACCGGGACGCGGCCATCTGGATCGGTGCGCTTCGCCCAGTCGGCGAGCGTCAGATTCGATGCAGAGATAAGTGCCATGTGTCAGATTCCTTGTGTAGGGGGTTACGAGTAGAGAGCATTCGCCGCATCGTCAAACGTCATCGGACCACGTGCCTTAGCGGTGGTCGCGCTGCCGCCGACGAAACGGTCTTCACTAATTGCCTTGCCTGCGCGGAAGAACAACCGGATGACTTCCGGGTGGTTGCCCAGGCCCGACGTGTTGAGCAGGTCGCGGAGTTCGGTGGTGCCGAACGCATCCAGCGCCTTCTTCGCAACCGACAGGTTCTCAGCGAGCGCAGGCCCGCCGAACTCCTTGTCGCTCGTGGCCGCCTTGGTCCACTCGTTGCGAACGGCCTGGATCTGGGCTTCTTGCCGCTGGGCCATCTGTGGACCCATGCGGTCGAGAAGCTTCTGCGCGGCGTCCTGACTCAGTCCGAGTTCCCTAGCCACCTCCGAGTACGCAGCAATGGTTTCACCGTCGAACTCGCGTCCGTCCGGCGCCTTGAACTCGTACTTCTCAGGCACAACGGGCTTGGCGTCGGCAGGTGCCTTCGCTTCAGCCTGTGGTGCCTGTTCGGTGGCAGGGGCTTCGCTGCCCTTGGCGGCATCACCGCTAGGTGCAGTCTGAGTGTCGGTCGCCTTCTGCCCATTCCCGTAGAGAACCTCCGCCACGTTGACGGGGGCTGCGGGAGTCGCGGATGTTGGCGAGCTGTCAGGGGTCGTTGCGCTCGCCGTCATCGTTGGTTCGTTCATTCGTTAGTTCCTTCATCATCACCGGATACAACTCCGGGCATTGAGTGTGAATAATACCGAGAAGTTGCAGTCCGTAATTCCGGTTTCCTTCTGCAAACGCCATTGACATGGAGTTTGTGTTGAACGAACTGCGGAACACGCCTGCTCGGTCCATGAGCCGCCACACGATGCGGCGGCCTCGCTTCGATGACATCAACCACTTGACGTCATTCTCTTCGTTCTCACGAGCAATCCGCTCGCGTAGTTCGCGGTCAGCCTTCGCCTTCTCCTGGCCGCGAAGGTCGAGCGGGTCATAGTTGGTCATGGGCGGAATGTATCCCTGTCAATCGCCGTAGAGCATCGTTGCCGCGCTGCCAATCGTGTTGCGAGCGTCAATCGACAGGTCGGTGATTTGCAGTTCGACTCCAGATTTGATTCCGCCCTCTACCATCGTCGCGCTCGTCTCCTTGACGTAGGCACGGGCGGTAATTGTCACCTCAGTGCCAAGTCGCATTCTGGCCGTAATTCCAAGTTTGGCAAGTTGTTCGGCTTCAAGTTCGATGCAGAGATCCTCTGGATACATCTCCTCGCCATCGCCCTCTGGTTCCATCTTCATGCTGACCATTGCCATTGTGTTTCCTTTCAATAGTTCGTCATGGGATTTAGCTGCCGCGAACCTCGTTGACAGTCAAGATGACGGACGGAATGTTGGGCCTCGTCGGCGATGTCAGGCTGTTGGCAAAATAAATTGACACATCCGCGTCCGGCGTAGACCACATGATCTGCGCGTACTGGTTCTCTGTCAGTGACAGGAACGTATTCCACGCTGCCACGACGAAACCGTCGCCGCCGGCGTGCGTCTTCGGCACCGTGATGCGCGTGTTGCTGTCCGCAACATCAACCCCATTGACACGGAACCAAATGTCAACGTTGGCCTCTTGGCTATCAGCATTGCGCAACTGGGCGCTGAACTGCACGTTGTAGATGCCCGTGCGCGTCACGACAGCCTTGGTGTTGTCGGCAACCGAAATCCCGTTGGAGATGTCCGTTGTTGCAAACTGCATCGGCGTTGCAGTGTTGATGGACGCTGTCTGCAGCACGTTGCTGTGAAACGAGCCAACAAGCGGGATGCGAGCAAACAACTGATCGCCGCCGTCATTGTCTTTGACACCAACAATGTCGCCGCTGGTGTTGTCGTAGAGGAACTGCGAACCCTGCTTGAGAAACGGCATGTGTCAAACCTCCAATGCTGATGGTGATCCGTACCCCGAGAACATGTTCATCACGTCGGTCAACGCGGTCTGTTGGTCGGTCGGCGACGCAGCCAGGTTGCGAGTCGCCTTGCTGGCCTGCTCGACCGCAGCCACCTGCTCTTTCGCCGCCATTGCCTGGTTACGCGCATTGCGAACCATCGCCACTTCCTTGTCCGCAATGATGAGCGAAGGATCGACCCCAAGCATGTCGGCATAGATGTCGGCCCACTGGTCGCTGTCAAACTTGTCGAGCACGTCGGGCTTCATCTGCGCGATGGCGCCGAGGTTGCCAACGAACCTGTCAACGCTGTTCGTGCCGATGGCACGCTGCGCCTGGGCGAGCATGCTGACGAACTCAACGTTCAGGTCCATGCCCTGCAGTTCCTCGGGTGCCGGCGGGACGATGCCAGCCTGAATCATGCGCGTGAACGTAATGTCAACGAGCGGGTCGAGTAGTTCGTTGTGCAGGCGCTCCAGCACGGGGCCGAGCATCAGCAGCTTCTCCTCGTGGCGCTCAGCGACCTCAGTAGCCGTCATGCGAGTGTTGGGCTGCGTGGCTAGCATCAGGAACATGTCGGCGTAGAACGCGCCTCGCACGCGGTCGCGGCAATCGACGATGTCGTTCAGCAGGTACTGCAGGTTCAGGTTGACCTCAAACGCGGTCTTGATGCCCATGCCTGCTCCATCAACGAACGAGATGCCGCCTGGCAGCGTCTCGACGTCGCGGTTCTTCATCGACACGGGAACCTGCAGCGGTGGCTTGGTCTGGAAGTCGATGGCCTGCGCCTTGCGCAACTGCTCGTGCTGCAGCTGCTTGATGTCCCCAAGCGCCTCCATGCCGGGCGAGTTGCCATAGATGTCTCCGCCAGCGGTCGCCCAACGCGGGACGAGCGCAGGG